TCCAAGAAAACCAGGTGAAGCTATGCAATGTGATTTATTTGAACTATTGGCTTGATTTTTAAAAAAACTATTATATATTTTATATATGAGCGATATTAAAGTTATTATAAATCACGTTGGTCAAACAGTTATTGGAAGGCAGGTTAAGAGCGATAAAGATACTATCTCTCTTCGCGACCCTGCAATTTTGCATGTTGTTCCTAATCAAACAGGTCAATTGCAAGTTCAATTAATTCCACTTTTTTTTAGAGAGTTTCTCGCAACCAATAGCAAAGAAGGTGCAACATTTAACTTTCCTCTGGATAAAATCGTTACTACAGACGCCGAGTTAGACGCAAGGCTAACTTTACAATACGAGCGTATTGTATCTGGGGCACCGGCATCAGTGCCGCAACAAAAGACGGGCGGTGAATCGCCTGTTATTAAGTTGTTTGACGAATAAATGAAGCAAGACGAGTTCTTATCTAAGGCATTTAAATCGTTAGACGCATTAAATCCAGAGGCTACTTTTCTATCTGAAAATGCCCTTTGTAATGTTGATACCTGGTATGATACTGGCTGTTATGCATTAAATGCAATTGTTTCGGGTAAACTTAGAGAAGGTGGTATCCCTAAGGGCCGTATTACTATTTTTGCCGGTCCCTCACAAACAGGTAAGACTCTTCTAGTAAATAAAATTCTAGGCCTTGCGCAAAGGAAAGGTATTATCCCAGTTATATTTGATACTGAATTTGCCATTGATAAGATAACTACTGCTGGTGTCGGTTTAGATCCTGATAAAACGAAATATGTACCTGTATATACTATTGAAAATGCTAGAAATCAAATTAGTACATTTCTTGACAGTATAATAGAAAATAATTTACAGGGTAAATTTATTATTAGTTTAGACAGCTTAGGCAATCTTGCTGGTAGTAAAGAAGTTACCGATGTAGAGAAAGATAAAAGTGCTGCAGATATGGGTACCCGTGCTAAGGGATTAAAGAGTATGTTGAGATTGCTAACATATAAAGCTGGCCGTGCAGGAGTGCCTATTTTAATGACTAATCATACATATAGCGACCCGTCATCACTGTATCCTTCATTGGTTCAAAATCAAAGTGGCGGTAGTGGTCCTCTCTATATGGCAAGTGTTATTGTTCAGCTAGCTAAGAAAAATGAAAAACAAGAGAATGAAGAGGACGCTATTCTACCTGAGGCAAAAAATTATAACGGGGTAACGCTTAGAGCATTAACAGTAAAAAATCGGTTTGTACCTCCTTTTTTAGAGGCTAATATTAATTTAAATTATTTAACTGGTCTCGACAAATATAGTGGTTTGCTAGAGATGGCTGTTAACCATGGTTTGATTATTCAAACAGGTTCTACTTACACCAAGCCAGACGGTACCAAGTTAGGATATGCAAAGAACTTTACAAAAGATAAAAAGTTCTATGAAGAGCTTATTCCTCTTCTTGATAAAAAGCTTGAGACCGCATACAAATACGGTAATGTATTTGGTGAGGTAGTAGTTGAAAAAGAATAAGATTGTAGTTCCAATTTCAGGAGGTATGGATAGTACTGTCATACTGTATAAATCGGTAGAACAATTTGGATCTAAAAATATTTTTGGTTTATCATATGATTATGGTCAAAGACACAGCCGAGAGCTAAATTTAGCAGAATACCATGTAAAAAAATTAAAAATAAAAGACTGGCAAACAATAGATACATCTTTTATTAAAAAACTTGCACCTACTAGTAGTTTAACAAACAATGACATAGAAACACCTGATATTAGACAGATGGCAGGCGAGGCGCAACCAAAATCATATGTTCCCAATCGTAATATGATATTCTTAAGCATTGCTGCCTCTTATGCAGAGGCAGTGGGAGCTAATATTGTTTATCACGGAGCTACTAAGATAGATAGCTTAGCAGGCTATTGGGATGCAAGTCCAGAGTTTATACCAACAATAAATGACGTATTAGTTTTGAATAGGGAAACTAGAATAAAAATTGAAGCCCCTCTAATAGAAATGGATAAAGCAGATATTGTGAAAGAGGGTGTAAGATTAAAGGTCAAATTTAGTAAAACTTATACTTGTTATTCTGGAGATAATTTGTCTGATGCAAATTCACCTAGTAGTGCCTTAAGAATAAAAGGCTTTGCTAATGCCGGTTATATTGATCCTATTCCCTATAAACAGGATTTAGGTAGCGTATGGAAAAAGTATAATTGTAGATTAATTAGTTACGATACATATAATAAATAAATGTGCGGTATTTTTGGATCAACAGAAAAACAAAAATTTATAACGCTTTATAATCTCAATAAAAAGAGAGGCAACTTTGCTGTCGGTACATTATTTCTCAATCAATCAACAATGGTTGTTAGAAAGTATGAAGGTGTAGTTGAACCTGTTAAGTTGTTTAAAAATGAAGAGGATGTTAATTTTAAAATGTATCTTGGTCATACCCAGGCACCCACATCAGCGAAGAGAGAATATTCTTTTAATACATCACATCCTTTCGAACATGGAGATTGGATTGTCTCGCATAATGGTGTATTAACTAATTTCAATGAAATAAAAAACGAATTTGACTCTAAGTGGAAAAACCCCGTTGATTCTAGTATAATTCCATTACTATTTTCCTCAATTAAAAAATATTCTAAAAATTATGAAGAACAAGACGTAATTTGTTCAGCTTTATCCTTATTAGAGGGAACCTTTGGTCTTTGGATAGTTAATAAGAGATCAGCAAAAACATATATAGCAAGATGCGGTAGTACACTATTTGCTGATATCTATTCTAATACTTTTAGTAGTGTCAACTTTTCTGAGTCTGAATCTCTAGAAGAAGGCGCTTTATATCATGTAACGCCTGAAGGATTAACTACAGTGGGTAACTTTGATTATAATAGTCCATTTTCTACTTAGTCGCTAAAAGAGAAGCCACCAGGATCATATCCTCTGCCTCTACCAATATATCCAAGCTCTCTTGCAGCCGTACCTGCATCATCGTATTCAGGAAAATCTTCTATGGTTTCAACTTCCCCCGTGCCCTCACCCTCAGCAGCTTCTTTTTCTATTTGCTTCTCCTTTAATACACCGGCTTCTCTCAACTTATCAAGAAGGTCAAAGGTTTTAATCTTTATAGGTTCAACTCCAGGTTTATCATTATATTCTCCAATAGCACTTTTGAGTATACCTAAGATTTCCTTTTCTGGTACATCTTCATCTGGTAAACTTAAGATAATTAAGCGTAAGATTTTATCAGATAATTTTACAGATTTATCTATTTCGTATACGGTTTCTATTTTTACGGTTGGCTTAGAAGACGAAGTAGCTGCGGTAACTGCTGCCTCAACTTTCTCTGGCTTAGCAACACCGCCACCTGTTTCCTCGTCATGAATAACTACATTTAATAAATTTTTTACTATTCTTGATGTATAACCTGCTTCAGTTTTTCCAAGTCCTAATTCTTTTTGAATTAAATCTGTTAATTCATTCTTAAATTTCATAGCATTTCCGGGGTAATAAAGATCATACTCTTCGTTACCAATTTTATGTGGTTCCGATTTAAAGAGCGTGACTTGTATTTTTTGTGTAAGATCGGATACTATTTGCTCTATGCTCTTGCCTGTCTTGGTAGCAGATTTATTTAGTCCGTACCCTCCACCAGGTAAATTTTTTAATTTTTCATCAGGTATCTCTAATTTGCCTTTAGCATAAGTGGCCATTTCATTTAAATGAGATTCGTAAGCCTCGAAAATTAAATGGCTATCTTTGTGCATATAATTGATTATTTATATTCTTATACTACAATTTAATGATGATTGGTGTCTTTAGTATAAGTCCTTTAGATAATAACTGCTTGTTAGATAAGACATTTAGTGTTAATAGAGATTCTGCAAAACTATATATTGAATATAAAAATAAAACCAAAAGCTTGTCCGAATATTATAATGAAATCATAGAGGAAGCTAAGCATGAAATTACCGTGCTCTGTCATCATGATGTCTCACTTGAATATACGAATCTTAATACTCTCTTTACTGCTACAAAAGAGTTTGATGTTATAGGGGTTGCTGGTGGCTTAAATCCTAGATTAGTAGAAAAAAATTTATGGCATTGGATGATGGATAAAGAAAATTATAGAGGTATTGCGGCCCACTCTCATCCTGATGGTGGAATGTTTTTAACGAACTTCGGTAAGACACCATCTAGAGTGGCCGTATTAGATGGTGTATTTCTGGCTTTTAACACCAGCAAGATTAAAAAATCAGGTGCTAGGTTTGACAAACAATTTTTATGGCATCATTATGATATTGACTTTAGTCTTACGTGCAATTATAATAAGTTAAAACTTGGAGTATGGCCTATTTTAATATATCACGAAAGCCCAGGTCTTAAGGATCTTAACGACAAAACGTGGAACAATAGCAATCAAAACTTTATAAAAAAATGGCAAAACAAAACATAGGCGAAAAAAATTTAAAACGTAATCTAGATTTAGATTTTTATGAGAATGTTATAGTTTATAACAGTCTAATCGATCCCTTATATCTAGGAGGTATTATAGATTTTATCGAGCTTAAATATTTTAAAAATAAAGATATTCAAAATATTTTTTCTATAATAAAAGATTTTTTCATTAAAAATAATTCTATTCCAACTCACACTGAAATAAAGGCATATCTTAATACAGACGAGCTTAAGAGTAGTTTTAAAAAAGTTGTATCATCTTTTAGCAACATTGATAATAAATTTTTAAAATCTGAATTATTAGAAAATACAGAAGCTTTTCTCAAAGAAAAAGCAGTTTATCACTCTTTGCTAGATGCTGCTGAAAAGCTAGATACTCGCGCTCTTAATACTGCTGAACTAGTACTTAAATTTGAAAAATCGGTTAATATAAATCTTACTCAGAACCTAGGGTTAGATTTGTTTATCGATATCGATTCTTTTATTTCTGAATTGCATAAGGAAGAACATCACGTTAAGACAGGTTGGAAATGGTTAGATAATAAACTAGGAGGAGGTTTTCTAGAAAATGGAAGAGCGTTATATGTATTTGCAGGAGAAACTAATGTTGGTAAAAGTATATTTTTAGGAAACGTTGCAGGTAATATTGCCATGCAAGGTAAAACTGTATTGCTTATTTCATTAGAAATGAGTGAAAACATGTATGCTAGAAGATTGTTTTCTAATATAACAAAAATACCTCTTAGTAGATTAAAAGAAGAATCAGAGACACTAAAGTCACAAATTAATGAAATTAGTAAGGAAAAACCAGGCAGGATTATAATAAAAGAATTCCCTCCATCTACGTTAACACCTCAGCAGCTCAAAGGGTTTTTATTAAAATTAAGTCAAAAAGGTATTAATGTAGATGCTATAGTATTAGACTATTTAAATCTTTTAAGTAGCTCTTTGGGTAATAATAGCTATGAGCGAATTTTGTATTGTGCACAGCAAGTAAGAGCAATTAGTTATGAGATCAATTGTCCTATTATTTCTGCAACTCAGCTCAATAGATCTGGGTTTAATATGGACAATCCCGGGCTGGAAACTATTTCGGAAAGTATCGGTCTGGCTACAACAGCAGATTCAATTATGTCTATATGGCAAAAAGACGAAGATAAAGAATTAGGTCTTATTAATCTTGGTATGAGTAAAAACCGCTTTGGTCCAAATTTTGGAAGCATAGCACTCAAAATAGATTATAGTACTCTCACTATTACAGAGGATGAAACTATTAACGAGAGTGATGAGGCTAAGGATTTCACAAAAACGTTAACAAGCCTAGGTGGATTAACATGAACGAAAAACAGTTTTGTATAATACATGCTGATTTGGACGGGGCTATGAGCTATTTGTTGTTGTGTAAATATCTTAATAAAAAAATACCTTTTAGACCTATATCTCAGGCAGATTTTAGTAATTACTGGAAAAAAACTGTATTACCAAAAATATTTTATTTTGAAAAAATTTATACATTAGATTTAGAGATATGTGAAGATTATAATTTTTTTAATTATAATAATGTTTTTATCTGTGATCATCATAAATGTAGTGTTGAAAAAAGTCCCTTTCTTACTCATAGTGAAAATTATCTAAAAGAAAGTACTAGTAATTCTCTACTTCTCTATAAGTCTCTTAAAAACAAATATGGATTTAAATTGTCTGATAGGGAGAAATTACTACTAATGCTTGTTGATGATTATGATAGCTATCAATTAAAAAACGATAATTCAAAAAAATTAAACTATCTGTTTAATAGCTATTCTGGTAACAGAGTAGACAAATTTTATAATGAATTTTTTAAGGGATTTAATGGTTTTAATAATTTTCAACAGAATTCAATTAATATCTATGTAAAACATCTTGCCGAAATAATTAAAAATTTAAAAATTTTTACTAATTATCAAACTATAAGTAATAAAAATATTAAGTTTTCCTCAGCTTTTTCCAATTTTGGTATTAATGATATTGCCGAATATTTGCTCAAAAAGACTGGATCTGACATATCTATAGTGATAAATCTTAAGCAAATGAAGGTAAGTTTTAGAAGATCAAGGACATCTAATATTAGTTGTAAGGCAATTGCCAATATTATCTGCGACGGTTCAGGTCATGATTTTGCCGCCGGTGGACCTATAAATGAAAAGTTTTTGGAGTTTTCCAAAAATTTTATAGAACTATGAACTGTCCTAATATAAATCAAGTTGAATCAGATCATTTGTTTAGAATGTTTTGTAGTTATTTTTGTTTGCTTACAAATAAAAAGTATAATCTTGCTAATATTATATTATTATATTTACAGAATAAAGATGTAAGAGAATTGTTTAGAAGCATTTTAGATATAGATGATGATATTTCCGCTATAAGAGCTTTTTTGGAGTTTGATCCTTCTCTGTACAAAAGCAAATATATTATGAAATTTTTAAATAGCTCCAAAGCAAAAAATATTCTTAAATGATTAACGAAAAGGTTATTTATAACGCATTCTTAAAAGTAAGCAGGTCTAAACAGAGTCTTCCCTACAGACTTAGAAAGCATTGGGAAGGCTTTGAGGAATCTGTAGCATATCCATATACGGTAAAATTAAAAAATCTTTTTACTAGAAACAAGCATATAGATGTATTTGATTTTTTAAATGCTCCGTATACTATTTACCCCGGTGAAAGTGGTTTTGATCTTTCCTTTTATACTTCACAAAAAGCGATAAAAATCTACTCCATGTACATGAAAAAACAGTTAACACAATCTCCAGATAGTGAATACCATTTAAATCACATATTAAAAGGATTAAAATTTATAAAAAAATTCTGTTTGATAAAAAATATTAATATGGAAGAATATATTAATTTTAAAGAGTCTACCCAGTACAGCTTTATAATTCATCTTAAAAGAAGATTTATAAGCATTTATAATTTATTTGCATTTAAGGGTTTTGAACTTGCATTTAAGAACTGCGATCCCGATATTACTAGATTTACAATTGGTGATATGTACGATCAAATACCAGTTTTTAGAACTAAGTTTTTAAATAGTAATTCGGCCAAATCTTTAGCGTTTTCTGGTTTAGATAAAATTAAAGAAAATAAAAATAATAGTTGATTTAATTCTAGGAGCATATATTATCAATTTATGAGTTCAATTACTACATCAATGTTTGAAAGTATCCGCACTGCTCTTAATAAAACTACTAACGTTGCAAAGAATAATCAGATTCTTCGCTTCGAACCTGGTAATATATATACAGTTAGACTGCTACCTAACATTAATGATCCAAGTAAGACGTTTTTTCATTATTATACATTTGGTTGGAATAGTTTTAGTACTGGTCAATATATTTCAGTAGTAAGCCCTACAACATTTGGTGCTAAAGATCCTATTGCAGAGGCCAGATATAAAATTCTCAGAACAGGTAATCAAGAGGAAAAAGATAAGGCACGTGCTATTCTGCGAACTGAAAAATGGCTTGTCAATGCTTATATTATTAATGATCCTACTAACGAAGAGAATAATAACAAAGTAATGATTCTACGTTATGGCAAACAGCTTCATAAAATTATTATGGATGCTATTGAAGGGGAAGGATCAGAAGATCTTGGACCTCGTATTTTTGATCTCTCTGAAAAAGGCTGCAGTCTTAAGATTAAGGTAGAGCAGCAGGGAGATTATCCTACTTATGTTAGCAGCAAGTTTATGATGCCTAAAGCTATCGAAGGCTTTGATGCTAATAAAGCCGATAAGACATATAAAGCAGTGTATGATCTAGAGTCGGTTTTTACTGTAAAGAGTTATGAAGAGATTAAGCAAATTTTCAATGAGCATTATCTTGTTAATACAGAAACTGTTCAAAACGTTCAACCTGCAAAGTCTAGCACTCAAAAAGTAGCCGAACAACCTAAAGCCGTAGTAACAGCGAAAGAAGAAGATTTACTAGAAGATGATACGGTAAAGAGGCTACTAGAGGGACTAGACGAAGATGAATGATATTGTTCAATTAGGACCTGAAGACCCGGGTACTAAATTTGCAGTAGCAGCTTTATTAGGTAGTACTCTTTCAGAGCTAAAATCTATAGAAAGCAATATTGTTGGGTCGTCATCTAACATAAAGGCATTAAAAACTAATGTCAATCAAATATTTTCTCAATTAACAACTGCAGCACCTCATCAACAAACCCCTTCAACTGTTATATCAGCACCGGTTGTACCCATTGCAAATGTCGTTAATGCAGGTATTAATATACAGCCCGGGACTACTGCAATTCAAGATGACCCCAATCAACTGTTATTTGATTTTAATAAACCTATTACTCCGCATACAATCAACAATAAGCTAGATACTATTCTTTCTAAACTTGCGGATATAGATCAAAGATTAAAACAACTTGAATAATTATATTATTAAGTTAAAATTATATAATGCAGCTAGCTATTTCGGATAAAAAGGTTTTTGTACGCGGCTTTTTACAGCCTATTAGCAAAATTAATGATAGCTGTGTAGTCTGTGTCTCTGAGTCCGGTCTACAGTGTATTACTTGCACTCCAGATGCATCTATCATTTTACACACCAAACTTACACAAAATATAGAAACGGAAAAGTCATTAAATCTCAATATATCAGATATTCGTAAAGTTATAAAAGCTGTTGAGTGTATTGAAAGAGACGATTTTTTACTAACTATAGACCGTAATAACATTAGTTATAGTAGTAAGGAAGTTAAATTTAAATATCATTTGCTAGAAGATAATATTATTAATATACCTAAATTAAATGTTGATAAGTTAAATGAAGTTAATTTTCCTATTAAATTTAATATTCAATACAAAGCACTAATAGAACTTCTAAAGGGTAGTACCTTTACAACAGAGAGTAATAAGATTTATTTATATTCTCAGGATGAAGTGATATATGCTGATTTAACTGATAAGTCTAGACAGAATGTTGATAGCTTTACTATACCTGTGTACGGAGGTTATGTAGGTGATAAATTTGAAGGTGTATGCTTGACTTTTGAATTAATTAGAATAATTAGTGGTGTGAGAGTCAAGCAGTTAGATTGTAAGATTAATCCAAAGCTCGGCGTAGTTTTGTTTGAAATAAACGACGGTACTATTACAACAAGATATATAACATCATCTTATGTCAAGTAAAATATCCAAAAATAAAATTAAGACACCTAGTTACTTTATTAAGAGGCTTAGGGACAACGGTTTTATTACAATCAGACTTTTTGATAGATATGCAAAAGAAGACCCTAGGAGATGGACAATTCTTGTAGACCCTAGCGGTGCAAGTGTGTTCATTACCTGCTATCAGAATAAAGATTTTCTTAACGATATCATGTTTGAACTCAATGATGGCGGGCAAAGATTTAATAAAAATTATTCTCTTAAGACGGAAAGTATAGAGGTAATTATCAAATACCTTATTGCAAAGGGTGTTAGCAATAATTCAAAGAATAGTCCTTACTATCAAGAAAAGCGTAAATATATAAGTGAGCCGACACAACAAGCATCAGGGTAATAGTGATATGGATAATAACAATAAATTACCCAAAATAGTTAAAAGCGACAAAAAAGATATAGAAGATCTTTTAAAGTCTGTCATGAAAGATTATCTTACCCAGCAATCTACTGCAAAGATAGAAAATACTAAAAATATACACGCTTTAGCAAGTATGATTTCTGAGTTTTTAAGCACATTTATTATTATAGGTTATGACTTTAAGGGCAACTCGCAAAATCTAATTCATGCAAAAAATCAGATGGATGCCGATGCATTAACAGCTGCTCTTAATAAATTCTTATTTCATAATCAGAACGAAAGCGGACAAGAACAATAATATAAATGAAAAAAATCTGTATTCTAGGAAAAGGATATATTGGTACTTTTTTAGAAAGAAAACTTTTAGAAGCAAAGCTGGAAGTTATATCTTTAAAGAGAGCAGATTTAGATTATACCTCGCCATTTGCACTTAGATCTTTTTTACAAGCTAACAAAAATGAGATAGAATGTATTATAAATTGCTCAGGATATACTGGCTATCCAAATGTAGATGGATGTGAAAAAAACAAGCTAGATTGTTGGTTCTGGAATGTTAAAGTTCCGATGAATATTGCCGCTGCGTGCAATCTAACAGATATTTCGGTAATAAACGTAAGCAGTGGTTGTATATATACTGGCTATGAAAAAATTTATAGTGAAACAGATATTCCCAACTTTGGAATTTATAATAATGCTAGTAGCTTTTATAGTAAAAGTAAGCATGCATGTGAAATCAACTTGGATGGATGGAATGTATATACTTTGAGAATACGAATGCCCTTTGACTGTACTAAGCAGTCAAAAAATTATATTAATAAAATATACAATTATAACAAACTAATTAATATGCCTAATAGTGTGACCTGTGTAGAAGATTTGGGTAATTTTATATTAAAATTTTTATTTGTATATAAACATCTTCCTGTCGGTCCTTATAATATTGTTAACGAGGGTGCTATAACTGCATCAGATATTATAGAAATTTTAAAAAAATACAATATTGTAAATGACTTGTGGGAGTTTGTTGATATAACTAAATTAGATATTGTTGCAGGAAGATCTAACTGTATATTGTCTACAGAAAAAATTAGATCTTTTTCGCTGGGACTTCCAACTGCTGAGGAGTCTTTAAATCTTGAAATTTCAAAATATGCTAAGCTTTTTCAATCTTAAAAAAGATTCATTTACCCCAAAAAGACGAGGCGCATACGCTGTTGTAGCTGGAGATTACGTGGGTGAATTTTTAGTATTTATGGAATCTGCTAAATGTGATCATATTTTTTTAAGTTTACCAAAAATGATTATTAGAAAAGTACCTTTAAACGCATTTAAAAGAGGTTTAAAAGATAGTATAATAGATTTAGTTAAAGTTTTACCCTCTAATGTTTTTTCTGTTTGCAGGGCACAATATTTCAAGCTAAAAGATATTAGGTAGAAATTTATATATAAAATATAAATACTATTATGGATATAGTAAAACCAGTCAAAATCACGAGCCCTATTAGTGGACAGCCGGTTGAACCTAAAATAATTACACGTGTATATGATAATAAAATCTATACGGAAGCACATTGGATTGATCCTTCTTCTGGTACTTTTATAAGAAAAGGCATAGTTAAGATTGAGCCTCTACATAACTCAAAGAAATAGTTTTATTTCTATAAACTGCTATTATAATAACTAGGTGACTGTATTACCTGTTGATTTTATTGTGCAGCAATTTTATCTGTACGCGGGGTTTCCAAAATATAATAGACTTAGCAAAACTTACTATGGTAGTTGCCCTACTTGTAGAGAGGGAAATTCTTGGGGAAAAAAAAGAAGATTGTTTTATATAGAGAGAAAAAATCTTATATACTGCCATAATTGTGGTCTAAGCATGGCACCAATAAAATGGATACAGACTGTATCAAATAAATCATATTCAGAAGTATTAAAAGAAGCAAATAGTTTTGTACCTAAATCTATTGATTTAGATAGTATAGAGAAAAAGGTAAATTTTAATAATTCAGAAATATTACCCGAGGATAGTATTAATTTAATGGATCATTCTCAAATAAATTTTTATAAAGATAATATGTATGTTAAAGCGGCACTAGAGTTATTAGCAAAAAGAAGACTCACATTTGCTATCAATAGGCCTGATTCTTTTTATATAAGTCTTAACAAAGGTACTCATCAGAATAGACTTGTAATACCATTCAAGGATCTTGACGGAAAGATTGTACACTATCAATCTAGAAGTATTATAGAAAATAAAAAATTTATTAAACCAAAGTATTTAAGTAAGATTAATAGTGAAAAGACTTTATTCGGTATAGATAGAGTGCGTGAAAAAACTAATTACATATTTGTTACAGAAGGCCCTCTCGATGCATGTTTTATCCGTAATGGTGTAGCTGTCGCCGGGATTACTAAAAATGGCAATCATTTGTTTACGGATAGACAAAAACAACAACTTAAAATGTTTCCTCAAAATGAATTAGTATGGGTGCTAGATAATCAAAAACTCGATGCAACAAGTAAGAGCAAATCTCTCGCACTTATTAAGCAAGGCTATAAAGTTTTTATATGGCCAGAAGAACTGAAAAAGATTAAAGATATAAATGATCTTTGTATTAATTATAACCTTAATAAAATATCTACTTCTTTTATATTAAAAAACTCATTTACCGATTTAAAAGCCAGGGTTATTCTAACTTAAACGTCACCAGAAATTAAGTAACCCTTTAGCGATTCATTTAATGCACTTAACTCCATAGCTACCCTTGCAATTCTTTTTCTTTCGCTGCTAGCAATTTTTTCAAATAAAGTTTCACAACCGCCAGCTTGTAATTGTGACTGTATACTATTAGCATCTACCCCGTTCATGTATTCAATAAATTCATTAATTTTACCAATCCAGCCTTGTAATTTGCCTTTCTGCGCTTGAAGGTGGCCGTATTTTGCCTGTTCAATACCTGCAGGTACATTAATGTTGAAATCGCTAGTATTTGTTCCTTTGTCTAATTGTTGAGACATTGCCTCTTGATCTGTTATTTCCTGGCTTCCACCTTCTTCATCAGCCTCTAATAAATGTATAAATTGCTTTTCAAACAAATTCATATTATTATTTATAGAAATAAGATAGTTTTTTATTAAATATTTATATGAAGAAACACCTTATAAATGAGGATTCCTCAATGATTTATAGTAAATGGATATCTGGAATAGCCAAGAGAGATCTTCAGCCTGAAATTATTACGGTTGCTGATATTATTAATAGATTCAGAAATAATCAACAGCCTAAGAAGATATTGCCTTATCCATTAAACAATATTTTAGATTTTTTAGGTGAAATATTTGTACAATGTGCAAATTTAAGAGGACTTTTAAATCAAAGTATAAAGAATCCTGTTATAAGAGAGAATGCAGAAAAAATAAAGGCTGTAAGAAATTTAAATGAAAAGCTAGATAAAATACAGAATATTATTTTTTCCTGTACTCAGGAATTAGACGAAATAGTTGAAAATAAATAATTTAGTATTATAATATTGTATGATTATAAGACTTTTTAGAAGTCTGCTACTAACAGGTACAGTCAGCAGTATTTTAGCTTGGCCCTTAACATATTTAGGAATAGGGTTTATTAGTGCTTTCGGTTTTTTTACTGCATTACAATTTATAGTTTTTTATTTTTATAATACACACATAGAGCGAAAATCTTTCGAAAATACTAAAAAACTCGAAATTCAAAGAGATATAGAATTTAGTAGACAGTATGCAACTGTTACATGCCCTTGTGATAATAAAATAATATCACAGGTTCCAATTTTTATTGAAGAAGAGAATAGTTATGAATGTCAGGGGTGTAATAAAAATATTAATATAGATGTTCAACTAAAAACCTATCTTCAAACTATACCTGTTGTAGAGACTCCAGAACAAGTAATAACCAAAGTAATATCAAATGTCCCATCAAATATCTAATGTAATATCCAGTCAAATAATTCCGCTAAGTGCCGAAGCTGTTACTGGTAATATAGGTATTGCTATAAGCAATTTAGAGAATATATTCTTTAGCTTAGGAATAGATCCTCATAGGCTATTTAAAAATTCTTCTGCTTATGCTACAGTCAATACATCTACTGGTATATATATCTTAAGGGATCTTATTACTCTAACATGTGATAACTTAAGGCAGGAACTATCTATTAAGGGTAATGATACTCCTGACAATCTATTAATAATTAAAAATATTCAAGACGCGGCAATTAAAATTCTTTCTGTGCTTCTTTCTATTGGCTTTGACCCTAACAAACTTAATATGCTCGCTATAATATCTGGATATATTTGCGGCAAAATGAAGAGATAATTCTCTTGACACGTTAACGGTTTTCTATTATTATTGTTATATGAAAAACGAATATGCCGTTACTTGCAAAGACAGATCACACTTCTTAAAAAAAGAGGAATACGCAAGATGGCTTTGTCTTATTGAGGCAATAGACCTTATTAATACCAAGGCACTTGAACTTAATACTGATCTTAATAAAGATGATTTCTGGTTAAAACCGTTAGCTTTTCAAAAATATATTGAAAGTAGGCTTGAAACTATGTTATTAGATATAGATAGAGAAGAAAATAATGTTGATATTATAAAAGTAACAGCAGAAAAAGCTAGAAAGAATTTAATTATAGAAAAAGAAACTAGTGAGGATGACGAAATTATAGAGAATTTTAATAATACCCCCCATATTCTAGAGTCTTATTAATATCCATATTAAACACTACCTCTTTACTTAAGGTATCTGCATCTCCAGGATATGAGCTAGGTCTTTCGTTTATAGTTAAGGTATCTGAAATGGTACCATAACCAGTGTCGTCATGTACTTGGGAGCTGCCCCTTTCAAATACAATATCTGGCTCAAAAGAGTAATCAAACCTTTTAGCCTTTAACATCCATACATAATGACCCATTAATGGGTTTATTTGACTGTTATCTTGATCTACTCTTTCAGTAATCTCGAACATTTTACCATCTCTTTCACCGGGTCTGTCACTACCATATTCGGTTAGTTTGAATACATCTCCTGCCTTAGGCTCAGTATATAACGGAAAAACTGCATAAAAAGAGCTTATGTGAATATATGCAGTTACCTGATCATCACTTTGAAAACCAAACTTACTCAATATTAAAGCATTCTCAGTTAATTTTATACCTGCTATTATAGACCTGGGAGGTAGAAAACCTGCTATAGGCTCTTCTCCGTAAATATTATCTGCACTAAGAGTAGACGTTTTGTTTAGATAGTAATCGATTTTTTGACCGTACATATCTATTTGTTCTCTCCAATAATTGCTGTATACTTGTCTTTCGCATTGATTATTCTCTTTATCTGTTAGCCTCAAGGTACTAGTAGTGTATTTGAATGGATAGGACCTAACACAATTAGTACCTGTATATTTGTCCATGCTCATTTTACTAAAATATAACTATTAAAATTAGGATCAAACTTAACAGTTATTCCTGTGTTGCCAAGCTTTTTCTGTTTTTCAAAGGATAGACCGTTTAAATTATATTT